CTATGGAACACCCCGACTGTATGAACGGCCACGCGGTAGTAAAAGAAGAAAACGACGAACTAATTACCTGCCACGAAACACACGAGGACGCTGAAAAACATTTAAGCGCACTTAATATAGCTATGGAAGAAGAAAAAGCTACTGATCAAGATTTAGAAACTAGAGCGGTCGATTTAACGGCACCCGCATTTATGAAAAAGAATATGCAGCGCGGTTTAGATAATCTTAATAAAGCCGGTAGTGGTTTAACACCTAAAACAATACGCGACGCTAGAAGTATTATTAGTAGCGGTAAGGTAAGCCCGGCTAAAGCTAAGTTAATGTTTCCGTGGCACGCTAGACACCAAAGCGATTTAAAAAGAGAAAAAAGTAATCCTAACGACCCTAAAACTTGGCGGGGTAGCGACGTAGCTTTTTTATTATGGGGTAGCAATCCGTGGACAAACCCTATGCAAGCAGGCGAGTGGGCAAAACGTAAAGTAGAACAAATAAATAATGAAGAAAGAAATCTTGATCAGCGCGCACCTAGTGAGCCGGCGCCTAAAAAAGACCAAATAGAGGGCAGCGATAAAAATAAAGAGGGTAGTGCTAGCGGTAAAAGTAATAATATTAGTTTTAACGAAAGTACTACTAAAGCTATAAAAACAATAGTAAGCGAACATAATGAAACTGTTAGCGGTATGGCTACTTGGCGTAAGTTACGTATACCTACTGCTAAAGCAGTAGTAAGGCGCGGTTTTGGAGCCTATAGCGGTTCGCATAGGCCGGGCGTAAGCAGGCAAGCGTGGGGTTTAGCTAGATTAAAAGCCTTTAGTTATTTATTACGCAATGACCGACCTAAAAACCCAAAATATTTAGGTGACAACGACTTACTTCCGGAAAGCCACCCGCGTTTTAGTAAAAAAGAAAAAAAGAGCGACGTTTTTTATGACATAAGGGGCGACGCTATGTCATTAACAACTAATATATTAAATAATAAGGTTAGGATTAGTAACGTGAATAAAGAAACAGAAAATAGAAGTTTTAATTTAGCTAACGTAGAAATAAGAGAAAAAAACGACGGCGAGTTTACTTATAGCTTTAGTGGTTACGCTAGCGTATTTGATAAATCGTACGGCGTAAGAGATAGTAAAGGTACATATACCGAAACAATAAAACCCGGAGCATTTAAAAAGACTTTACAAGAACAAGACGACGTTAGGTTTTTAATTAACCACGACGGTATACCTTTAGCTCGTAGTAGTAGCGGTACATTAAAATTAGAGGAAGATGACTACGGCCTTTTCGTAGAGGCAGAATTAGACCCTAATAATCCTAAAGTAGCAGAAGTTGCTAGCGCTATGAAACGTGGCGACCTTAACGAAATGTCTTTTGCTTTTGCAGCAGTACGCGATGATTTTGACGGCGAAAAAAGAGATGTTCAAGAAGTAAGACTTTTTGACGTAAGCGTAGTTACTTACCCGGCTAATAGTTACGCCGGCGCTACATTAAGAGGACTAGATATAAGCGAAAACCTCAAAGAACTAGTCGAGGCACGTAGCGGGGATAAAGCTATTGAAGTTTTAGAGCAAATCATAACTGAGTTAGATAAAACTAACAAAGAAGATGAGCGTTCTAAAAGTAAACCAAAATTAGAAGTCTTAAAAGTTAAGATGAAAAAAGACGGTTTACTCTAAGACGTTACGCCGGTTTTATAACCACCTAACGCATAAGTACAAGCAAATTAATTACATAAAGGAATTAAATTGAAAAAATTAATTGAATTAAGGGACGCTAACGCTGTTGAACTTGATACTTTAGTTACTGAAATGGAAGAAATGGAATCAGGCGAAGAACTCGACGCTAAGTTGGAGCGATCAAATGCTTTAGTTTCCGAAATTAAAGAGCTAGACGAAAAAATCAAGGCCGACGCAGATATGCGCGCTACCTTAAAAGAAGTTGAGGAAAGCAGAAAATCTTTAGATATTAAAGACGAAGATATTTCCGAAACACGTATGGAAGTTAAAGAGCCAGATATGTATCGTAAAGGTGGCGAAAGCTCATTTTTTAATGATATGTACGACGCTAAATTTAACCAAAACTACGACGCTCAAAAAAGATTATCCGAACACCAAGACGTCCATAAAAGGGATGTCGGTACCGGAGCTTTTACAGGGCTCGTCGTACCGCAGTACCTCGTTGATGACTACGCACCGCTTGCAAGAGCAGGTTCCGCAGTTTATAACGCAGTACCTAAAAGAGAATTACCTGCATTTGGAAACAAAGTAGAAATCTCAAGAATTACAACCGGCTCTACTGCAGCTGAACAGGCAACTGAAAACTCAGCAGTTTCTGAAACAAATATGGACGACACTTTATTAACAGTTAATGTTGATACAATCGCCGGCCAACAAGATGTTTCAAAACAAGCATTAGATAGAGGCGGACAACCGGGTTTCAACCTTGAAAATATTATTTTTCAAGACCTACTCGGCGCATACTATACAAAGCTAGATAACTTACTGATCAACGGTTCAGGTTCCTCCGGGCAACCATTAGGAATTAAATCCGTATCAGGAATAAATACAGTAACTTACACAGACGCAAGTCCTACAGTCGCTGAACTTTATCCTAAGTTAGCTGACGCTTTACAAAAAGTTAATGCAAACAGATTTGCACCTGCTAACGCTATCGTTATGCACCCGAGACGTTGGGGTTTCCTAACTGCCGGGCTTGATAGCTCTAACAGGCCGCTAATCGTACCGGCCGGAAATAATCCGGATAACGCTATAGGCGTAGGGGAAGCTGCTAAATACGGTAACGTAGTTGGTAACATTCTCGGAGTACCGGTTATTACAGACGCTAACATTCAAACAGACGCGGGGTCGGGTAACGACGAGGACATAATCCTAGTTGTTAAAGCCGATGACCATATCTTGTTTGAGCAAGACGTCTTTACTGCAAAGTTTGAAGAAACTAATGCAGGATCACTTACTACAAAGTTAGTGGTTTACGGATATGTAGCTTTTGCTAGTGGTAGATACCCTGCAGGAACTACAATGATTAACGGAACAGGGTTGATAACACCAACCTTTTAATTAAAATTGGTTTATGTGTGTCGGGCAACCGACACACTAGACCATTAGAAAGATTTTATGAGTAAAAATAAAGAACAAATAGCAGCGCTTAAAGATGAATTAAGGGGCTACGAGATTTACGGAAAGGCAAAACGTGCTGAAGAAGTTAAAAAAGAAATTAAAGCGCTTGGCGGCAAAATTGAAAATAAAGCTGCAAAACCTAAGTCCGAAAAAAAAGTAGTTAAGAAGTAATTATGCCTAAAGGTGTTGGCTACGGTAAGAAAAAAATGAAAGGTCGGAAGTCTAAAGGCCGTAAGGGTAAGTAACCTATGGCTATAGTAAACGGGTATATAACTCAAAACGACTTAAAAGCATTCGTAGGAATACCTACAGACGATACCGCCGATGACGATTTATTAGATAACGCTATAAATGGAGCTAGTAGGCAAATAGACGCGTTTTGCGGACGTAAATTCTACGCCGACGGGTCAACTAGCGCTAGGACTTTTTTTACTAACGACTACTTTAGATTAGCCGTCGATGATATATCAACCTCAACCGGCTTAGTAGTTAAATATGATGATGACGACGACGGTACTTATGAAGTAACCGTACCTAGTAATGAATTTCAATTACTGCCAATTAATGGTGTAGTAGGGGGTATAGAGGGTAGCCCTTTTTACATTATACAATTAAACAGCAACGGTAGTTTTGAGTGGCCTTTAAGTAATACTAGTAACCGACCTTATGCACAAATAACTGCTAATTGGGGTTACGCCGTTACACCCGAGCCAATAAAATATGCCTGCAAAATGTTGTCTAGTGAACTTTTTGCTATGCGAAACGCACCTTTAGGAGTAGCCGGCGTAGGCGACTTTGGGGTAGTAAACGTTCAACAAAACAGAGAAGTAACGCGTTTATTAGCGCCATTTCGTAAGGCTACTATTTACGGTATTGCCTAGTGGCCGCACTACAACAAGTCCGGGACGGTATTAAAACCACTTTAGAAAATAATATAAGCGGTTTAAGAGTTTATGACGTAGTACCGGATTACGCTTTAAACTTTCCGGTAGCAATAGTTTTACCGGTAAATATAAATTTTAATATAGCGATGCAAAGAGGCACTGATCAGTACACTTTTGACATTNTAGTAGCCGTAGAAAGAGGTAATAGCCGTACCGCTCAAGATAAACTAGACCAATATATAACAGGGCAAGGTAGTAGTTCACTAAGGCAGGCTATATTTAATAATAGAACGTTAGGCTTAGATAACACCGACGCGACTATAACCGGCGTAAGTAATTACGCAGCGGACGTTAACTTAAACGGGATAGACGCAATAGGAGCTAATGTAAGCTTAGAAGTTTATACTAAAGGAACGAGTTAATGCCTAAATTTAAAATAATAGGAACAAAAAAAATAGACGGTAATAAGCCGGGTAGCACTATAACCATAGAGGACTTAGATAAAATAATTACCTTAACTAAGGCCGGGCATATTGCAGCAATTAGTAAAAAAGAAAATTTAAAAAAAGCAAAAAAAGCGCTTGATCAAGAAAATAAAAAAAATGAGGTTAAAGATGTCAAATAATTGTTGTGGGGCTTGCCCTAATAGTTGCGGAGGTAAGTAATGGCTAAATACGTATTTACAGACGGTAAATTATTTGCAGGCGGATATGATTTAAGTAGTAATACTAACGCGGTTACTTTAGACGTAACGGTAGATGAGCAAGACGTTACTACTATTAATAGCAACGGTTTTAGAGAAAGAATAGGCGGACTTAAAGATAGTTCGCTTAATATAGACGGCTTTTGGGAGGCGGGCAACTCAAAACCCGATGACCTATTAGGAGCTAACGTAGGTAATGAAATTATATGTACCGTAGTTCCAGACGCCGGCGTAGGTAATACCGCCTACTTTTTAAAATCTAAATTATTTAGTTACTCAATGTTGGGGTCTATAGGCGAAGTTACGCCGTTTACAGTAAGTAAAAGTAATAGCACCGACAAAGTTGTAAGGGGTACTATTAATATAGATAGCGACATTACCGCAACGGGAGCTAGCACCGGTATACAATTAGGTGCCGTAGCAGCAAATGAAAACATATATGCGGCGATACATTGTACCGGCGTAAGCGGTACGAGTACCCCTACTATTACGTTCGTATTAGAAAGCGATGATAACTCGGGCTTTACTAGTGCTACTACTAGAGCTACGTTTACAAGCATAACCGCTATAGCTAGCGAGATTAAAAAAGTAAGCGGGGCGATATCAGATGACTATTTTAGACTTTCTTACACGGTTAGCGGTAGTACTCCTAGTTTTAGTATTCACGCTACGCTCGGCATAGAATAACCACGTCAACCGGCTATTTTAAGCCGTTCTGACGCCCTTAAAATTCATAGTTAAGCAAGTACGCCTACCTATTAAATATATATATTTTTTCTAAAAAAACCTTATTTTAAAAGACTTATTTAAAATAATAAGGTATATTTGACTCATAAATTACTTAGGGAGTAAAAATGAGATTAAACGAAATAGAAGTTAACAAACAAGAAAGTAAAGCAGTTAAATTTATAGCGCTTAGTACCGACTTAAACTCGAATACTAAAAGTATAGATTTACTTTATGCTTTAGACACTTTAACCGAAATAGATACTAAAAAAGTTAGTACTATAAAAATTAGGTTATTACTACAACAAATAGAAAACAGTTACTAGGGGGTAAATAATGGATTTAGAAATATTTTGTGAAAGTTGTAATAAATTATTTATGGTCGATGTATATGAAAAATTTACAGACCCTAAAAGATTTTATAGTCCTTTATGTGGAAAATGTTTTGATAAAAAATACGAATTAATAGGAGGTAAATAATGGCGTTAAGTAGAAAATATTATGTATTAATAGCGGAAGAAATTAATCAATTGTATAAGGACAAAGTTAGTGAAAATGAAGACACTTTAACATTAGAACAATTAATGAATAATTTAGCTATAAAATTTGAAGAAGATAATGCTAATTTTGATAATGTTAAATTTATTAAAGCTTGTTTAAAATCGTAACTTAACTCCCTAGTTAATTACGTACGTAAAAAGAGCCGGGTTTTTCCGCCCGGCTTTTTTAATGTCATATTACGCCCGTTCTGATCAGCGC